CAAGGCGGCACAGCGGCGGGCGGGTATTGCGCCGCTCCGCTGGCACGACCTGCGGCACACCTGGGCGAGCTGGCACGTCATGGCCGGCACCAGCTTGCGGAGCCTCATGGAGCTGGGCGGCTGGCGGGCCTACAAGTCGGTGCTGCGCTACGCCCACCTGTCGCCGGAGCACTTGGCGCAGGACGCCGCGCGGGTCGAAGGACTTGCACGGAATTTGCACAAGCGGCGGAAACGGTGATCCTTATAAATCCGCTACTTACGGCTACAAGGCCAATTTAGTAGGACTGCTAAAGTGTTTGAATCTAAAGAGATTTTCTACCTGCCTGACGGATTGAAAATCCCCGTGTCGGGGGTTCGATTCCCTCCCCGGCCACCACAAAACAAGGGGTTTTGTGCGAGGTCGAAGGTTGCAGTCCGTGAGTTGCACCGGATTTGCACCGAATCAAGGATTCGCCCACCCGTCGCTCTCATCGCCCATCGCGGCTTTCGGCAGCCGTTCGTACCAGCGCGGCCCCTTGGCGAGCAGTCCGGGCGGCCCGGTGCGCTTGCTCACCCACCGCTCGACGAAGCGCATGCCCTGCGCCATCGACCCGCAGTGCCCGACGTGGACGCGGCCGGCCCACTGGATGCGGGTCTGCCACTTACCGTTGACCTGACGCACCGAGGCCACGTTCCCGGCGTTGTAGTCGAGGAACGCCGCGCCGTCGTGTTCGTACCAGCGGAAGGCCGAGGAGAGCATGCGGCCATCGTAAGACGGCCTGTCGCGATGTGTGCGACCGCCGGCCAGCAGACTTCACCCCATGACGAAGAAAGCATGGGCGGAAGCCAAACTGGCACAGTTGCGGGACGACGAAGCGCGACTCCTGGCCGAACACATCCCCACCTCGAACTGGCGGCGGGTGCACGGCAAGATCCGGGCGCTGGAAACGATCCGGCAGAGTCGGCGACGCTTGGAACGCTGGGCCGGCAGCTCCGCAGGGATGCGGAGCCCGCGCGTTCGGATGGCCTAGGGCACGCACGTTGCCGGTGGAGACAGTCTCGCGCGATCCGCGGCTGGTGTCTGTCGGTAATCACCGCGTTGGCGTTCGGGGTTTTCCTACCCGGCTGCACGGTGCAAGCCCAGCAGTCTGGCATGTCGTCAGACGAAACTGTGTATTGGCGCACGCAAGCGCAACTGCTGGACCCGCGTTCGTTCCACTTCTACGCCCACACGTCCACCTCCGTCCCGTGGGGCGAAACGTGGCAGGCGGTGAACCTCTGGCGCGTGCGCAGCAAGGGGGAGCCGGCGATCTACCAGCGCGAGGCGGACGTGCGCCAGGCGATCACCCTGCCCTCGGGCACGACGCTAGATGCGCCGGACGGGTTCGCCTACGTCTCAGAGCCGATCACCGACGACCCACGCTATGCGTCCGGCGAGAGTGCGAAGGCCCTGTATTACGAACGCCTGCGTCGGCTGCGGTCGCTTCCGATCCGTGTTCTGTCGATCGACACGACCGGCCGACCGATGGGCGTCACGATCAGCGCACCGTTCCCAGCTGACGTGCGCCGGGCCCTAATCGTGGAAGCATCCGCGATGGATGTCGCATGGGTCGCGCTGCAGGGTCCGCCCGAGGGCGTCAACCTGTTCAATGAGATCAGCGACGACCACGAGCTGCGCAACGCCCACGGGCTGCTGCTGCCGTTCGACACCGCGACCTTTCCGGGCATCTTCACCCGGCCGGCGTCGGTGTCCGGCAAACCTGACGAGGCGATGCCGGGGTCTGCCACAATCCTCTACGTCGCGCTGCCCGAGGATTGGTGATGCTGGTCAAGCTGGATGAGATTGTCGGGAAGACGGTGGCCCGTGTCGATCACGGACATGTCGTGCATTTCACCGATGGATCCGTAGCGAAGCTCCAAGACAACACTAGTGGCGTCGTCTTGCTGCTTATCAGCGGATTCATGATCGCATTCGCGCTGCTCGCCGGATGGCTGGCGGTGCGCCTCTATGACGCAGAGCAGACGCAGTGCGCTACTCCTTCTGGGGCGGCGGCAGCTTGCTGTACGCCTCCATCACCCGAGCGCGATCTTCCGGGGCATACCTCTGCAACATCTCGGCGTACGGCATTGTTGGCCCAGCCGTCGTGCCGCCGATCTTGAGCTTGATGCCGAAGCGGTAGCGCCACCAAAGGCGTTCGATTGGGTTCAGGAGCGCCACGCGCAGGATGCCGTACACCAGCAGCCCGGCGAGGACAAGCGGAAGGCACAGCCAGCGCAGGGCTTTCATGCCCTCAGATTACCCGATCAGCCGAACACCCGGAAATCGCTGAGGTAGCCCGTGCCTTGGAAGCACGTCGCGCCCGGAGTCAGCGTCGCGGTGGCACTTGACGTCGTGCCGGGCGTGATGGTCGTCCAGCTTCCCGAATCGAGCGCTGGGTACTGCGTGCCGCCCTGTATCTTGTAGATCGCGCCCGTGGTCGTCTGCTCGATGTAGAGGCGGTAGATCGTGCCCTCTGTCCAACCCGAGCCGACCGTGCCGCGCAGCGTGCCGTTCTCGTAGACGTTGATCGTGCCAGCGCCACCGCCGCCGGCGAAGTTGATCGCGTGCGCGAAGTTCGTATAGCTCTGACCGAGTCCGTCCGACCAGCCCACCATGCCGAGCCCGAGGGTGATCGTGCCGCGTCCGGTGTAGAGGTCCACGATCAGCTTGCGGCCGTTGCTGCGCGCTTGGCCGGTAGTCTTGTAGAGGCCGTTCTGCCCCCATGTGCCGCTGCCGGTGAATTTTAGCCAAGGCCGCGAGCCGTGGTACTCGACATTACCCGCGGTCGACTGCGTGCGCGTCCAAACGGACGTGTCGAGTGCCGATCCGGTCATGAAGTCGTCGCGGAAGGTTGGCGAGCCATAGGAAGCGGTCAGTGGCTCCGTGATCGCCGCCCACGTCGACGGGACGTCGACGACGCAAATCGCACCGGACGCCGCGCCGCCTGTCGAGGAGCTGGTCGAGGACGACTGTATTTCGGACACCGTTTTCTTACTGATCGGCATGAGCAGGTCGTTGCCAATACGTTGTGTCGTGGCGTCGCTAACCTCGTTGCCCAAGTTGATGCCGATCGTGTCACCCGACCAACGCAGCACCAGCCAAGGAAAGTTGAAGCAGGTGTAGTGTGTGATGAAGGAGCCGTAGGGGCCGGGAAGCAGCGGCACCGTCTGCGATGCAGCCGTGATCGGCAGATACTTCTGATCGAGCGATTGCAAATCACCGAGCCGGTTGTAGTAGGTCGTCACCGGGTCGGCGTAGGTCGCGGCCGCCGGATCGAGGAACATAGCCGCCGAGCCTGAAGCAGACCCGGCCATGGTTTGGTTGCGCAGACGAAACGGCTTGAAGGGGTTGCGCACTTCCATACGGCCCGAGGAACTGAGTCGCGTCTGCCAGCTCGCAATGCAGTATTTCGGCGAAGTCGTGACCGCGTAGGAAAAGGTGTTGTACTGCAACACCTCAAGTGCGGCCGGCTCCAGGAGAGCCGCCTGATGTTGGAAATAGGTCGTGGGCAGCGTGGTGCCGCTGCTTGCGGCTATCCAGTGCGTGTTGTAGTCGGTGCCGTCGATCTTGGCGAGGACCTGCCCTGCCGTGCCGCCCGTGGGCACGCCTTGCCCGTTTGCCCCCGCTGCACCGGTCGCGCCGGTCGCGCCGACCAGTGAGGCCGTGGTGCCGTCGTCTTTCTTGTAGTACGGCTGCCCTGTCGTGGAGTCGCCGAATAGCGTGATCTTGCCGCTCGCAGGCGTGGGAACGCTGCTGGCGAGCCGCTTGAGAAAAGTCAGCATCAATCCACCTCAATGAGAGCGCCGTCGAGCACGAGTGTGGCTGTGCCTTCGAGCTCGATCGGGAGCGCGAAAAGCGCCTGCTTGTTAGACGGCACGTAAAAGCTCGTGCCAGTAGGGACGAAATACGGCACGAACCCGCCGTTACCTGCGATCTCGTCGATAGCCGCCTGTGTGTTGGTTGCGGCCAAGCCGGACGTGGTGTGGCTATATGGCAGGTCAACCGCCGATGCTGCTTGCGTGCCTGCGACCCGCCCGTACGCATCGCGCGTGATCTTGTAGAGCGCCGCGCCGACGCCGGAATCCTCCACCTGCCGCAGCGCGAGCATCACGGCGCCGGACGCGGGTGTGCCGGTGACTGCAACCGTGTTATCCGGCGAGATAATGACGAAGCTCGCGGCATCCTGATCAGGGATGCTCTCGACGCTGCCATCCGGCGAGCCGAGCGCAGTCGCAATCGCCGAGATCGCCGCTGCGGTATCGCTGGTGTTGCCGGTCGTCGTCGAGACCGCGCGTTCGATCGCAGACAGCCAGTTCCGCCAAGGCGCGGTGAAGTGGCCGCTGTCGTCGACAGCGGCCTGTGTGACCTTCGGGATCGTCACGAAGCGGTCGTCCCGATCGCGCGCCAGGCGTAATTTATCGTGCCCGTCAGATTGCTATTGCCCGACAGGTCGGCCGAGGAGCCGCCGGTGCGGCTGGAAAACACCACCGTAAAGCCGGTCGTGGACACGGCGGACACGCGCCAGTCCACCTCGACGTTACCCGCGCTGCTGGCGTTGCTGCCGGTGACGATGATGTCGACCACGGGAGTCGCGCTGTACGCAGTGCCGAACGTGACCGAGTCGGACACCGACAACCCGCCGCCACCGGCGACGCTGTCTGTGGCCCATTGCTGCAACACATGGTTCGAGCCGTTGCTCAGCTTGAGCGAGCCGGAGCCGATAACGATGTCGGAGACGCCCGCAGCCCCGTCCGCCGGCTTGGCGGTCCAGCTCGCGGTTGAGCCATCGGTGCCGAGGATCTTGTTGGCGTTGCCGGTCATGTCCGGCAGCCACTTGCCGGTGATGTCGAGCAACACGTAGTTGTCGCCGTCGCCGCCGAGCACTTCGTTTTCGCCGGGCACGGGCACGACCTGCGCCGCGCCGCCTGGCACTTCGACGTCGTCGAGCTCGCCCTGCTTCACGTCGTTCGCGTCGTAGAGCTCGATGAAGAATCGGTCATCGGTGCTCGCCCACACGTCAACACTGAGGCGGCCTGAGCTGTCGAGGTCGATCTGGCTGCCGTTGTTGACGGTCAGCTCGGGATCGCCATAGACGTTCTGCGGCGTGGTCGTGCCGGCGTCGTAAAACTTGAAGTAGCCCCCGGCCAGCACTTGGGCCTGCAGGCCGAACCAGGTGTGCAGCTTCCCCGCGGGAATGGGGCGGTAACTCGGCATGTGCTAGGCTCCAAAAAGCAGAAAGCCCGCGCGAGGCGGGCTCTCGAGGTGGGTATGGGCTGGCTGTACGCGCTCGGCTACAAGTTCGTCGCCGCGGTCCTGATCGCGGTCGCCTACTACGTCTTGATCTTCTTACCGGTGCGCTGGTTGCGTCGGCGGTTGCCGGACAATCGCTTCGTCCGCTTCCTATTCCGTGAGCGCGGGCGCCAAGGCACCGGCTCGGCCGCCGACCTGCGACAAGGCCGACTCGACGACTCGCCGCTGATCAGCCGGGAGTGACGAGAGCACCGCACGCGCACGCGCCGGGTTCTGCAGCAGATAAACGACCTGCGCCTTGATGCGGTTGTCCGCGATCTTGTTCAGCGGGCCGGCGAACTTGCCGAGGAACGGCACGCCTGCAGCCAGCTGCGCACCAATGCGGTTTTCCATCGCCAGGCGTTCTGCCGTGGGCGATCCGCCACCGCTGCCTGCGTTGGCCGCGAAGTGCTGACGCTCAAGATCGTCTTGAATCGCCTTGATGGTCGCGATGTCCTGCGGCTGCAGGATGTCGGCCGCCTTCGCCTTGCGGAATCCGGTAGCAGCCGCCGCCGTGGCGTCGAGATCGCGCGCCGATCGACTGAACGCGGAGGGCGACAGCACGGGGGCATCCGTTGTCGCATCGAGCACCTTTGAGCCGGCCCCGCTATTGAGCAACTGCTGGCCGAGCTGCATGCGGTTGATCGGCTGTGAGCCTTCCTGGTACGCCTGCAAGTAACCCTTGAACTCGGGCGAAGTCTTGCCGATCGCGCGATCCAGTCCACGCTTCACCATCATCAGTTCGCGCGTCGCGGCCTGCGCAGCCGGAGCCTCTCCGGATAGCTTGCCTGACATGAGATCGCCGAGCGTCTTGCGGACGTTGTAGAGCCCCGGCACCTCGTCTCGTGGGACCATGTCGGGGAAGCCGACTTTCTTCTCGGCCACCGTCGCGGGGCGATACAGCTGCGCCTCGACGAACTTCAACGTCTGCTGCACCGCCGGACGACCGGCGTACAGCTCTTGCGCGCGCGCCAATTGATTTCGTAGCGGCTCGGTATCGACGCCGACCGCCTTCATGGACGCGCGCCGGAACGGCTCGCTCATCGCATGGCGCTCTGCTTCGGCCGCGGCCAAGTCGTCGGGCGTGCCGGCGATCGTGCGCAGCGCATCAACTCGCGCGAGATTGTTCTGGCGACTGAGCGTGTCAAAACCCTGCCCCGTGCCGCGGCTGTTGCGCTCGAGCCGGGCAATGCCCGGATCCAACGTTTCCTCGGCGAGTGTGCGCTGCACACCGGGGACGTTGCTCGGCGCTGATGCGAGGAGGTTGGCGGGATTGGCCGCTTCGGACTGGATGATGCGCGCGGCGGCTTTTTCGCTGCCCTTGCGGGTGAAGCGGGCAAGATAATTGGCAGCGGGACGCGCGGTTGCACCGACTGCTTTCGGCACCGCCGCGCCAAACCCGCCGAGGCCGAAGCCGACCAGCGTATTCGTGCCGCGTTCGCCATTGTCCGTGACGGGCTGCAGGGCGCCCACGACCCCACCCTGCGTTGCGTTGCCCAGAATTGTGCGCGGAAGCAGTGCGGCGCCGGCCGTGGTGCCGCGCAGGGCAATACCAGGCCCGATCATCTGCGCCAGGACGCCGGAAATTTCGCCCGCCTTGCCAGCGCCGGTGTCCATGAGCGACGTGTCTCGCTGGCGCCGCTGCGCTTCCTGCTGCATCAGCCGGTGTTCGGCGTTGCCGTAGAACTGCGCGGCTTGCTTCCCGCCCAACACATCCGGCGTGTGCTCAGCGATGAAGCGCGCGCCGGTGGCCGCGAGCTGTTGCGCGCCATGCCCGGTGTCGGTGAACGCCTTGCCCATACCGGCCCAGAAGTTCTCACCATCGGTGCCGGTGCCGTCCGACTGCGGCAATTCTGCGGCCCGGCGCTGCAGGTCGGCGTAGTGCTCCGCGGGCGATTGCTTCGGCGTGCTCGCGTGCTGCTGTTGCACGTAGGCCATGACGTCAGCCTGCGAGGCGCCATCCGGGGCCGTGACCTCGTAGACGCGGCCGTCCGGCGAGGTGATCCGGTACTTCGGCATCAGCGGACCTCCTGGATCGACCAGCCGCCGGCGGGTGCAGCGCCGCCGTGGCTCACAGACGGCGCGGTGTCCGGCTGCGAGAGCACGTTCTGGTAGGCGTTCGCCAGGTCCTGCATGAAGTAGCGCAGGTTTTCCAGCGTGCGGCGGTTGACCTCGGGCGCCTTGTCGAGCGAGGGATACTGCAGCATCGCGATTCGTGCCTCGAGGTCGGACTGCGAACCAATACCCGGCACGCGAGTCAGCGCGAGGATGCTGTTCTGGATGCCGCCCACCGCCGCGTCGAGCTCCTGTCCGGCGGGCGTGAACCGCTGCACGTATTGGTCGATCGGGCCGGTGTCAGCGAGTGTCCCGTCGAGCTTCTTGAGCGCTGCATCGATGCGATCGAGCCCACGGATGGCGTTCTGCAACTGCGGCACTTTCTGCTTCGCGGCGAGAATGGCGCGGCGATCGACGTCGCTCATGCTGTTGCGCGCGCCTTCCGGCGCCTGCGTGACCGACTCGTTCCCGTAGCCGTCGACCTGCACGATGGTGCCGGGGCGATAACCGCGCGCGGCCACTTCTGCGGGCGAGAGCGTGTGCGTTTGCTTGGCCTGGCGGTCTGCCATCTGCAGCTGCAAAGCCTGCTCGGCGCGGAGGTCGGCCGGCTTCGGCATGCTGCGCAACTGCTGGCCGGGACCGAACTGCCCGCTGGCCTGCGCACCGCGCGGCAGCTCGAGGTGGACGTGGTCGCCTTCGTCGATCGGCTCATAGCCCATCTGTCGGGCCTGCGCGATGAACGCCTGGCGCTGCTGCGGGTCGCGGATGACGAAGTCGCCCGCCGTGCCCCGCATGTGCTGACTGTTCGGCACGCCGCCGACCTGCGCGTTGTGCTGCGGGTCGCGGTAGAGGCTCGTCGGAACCGCGCCGTAGGCTTGCGCCAGCTGCGGGAAATCGCGAGTGGGGTCGAGCGCGGCGGACGTCGCCGGGCCGGCACCCAGCGACGCCTGCGGGCCGCCGGTCACGACGGGGGCCGCCTGCAGATTGCCCTTGTTGACGCCATAGAAACCATCGCCGTTGTCGATGATCTGCACATTCGGCGCGTTCATGCCCAGCGGCCGCACACTGCCGTCGCGCATGATCGCGACCCGCTGTCCCTGCGCGTCGACATAGGTCGACTGCACAGCACCGGCGCCGCCCATCGCGCCCGCGAGCTTCTGGATCGCCGGCAGGAACTTCGGATCGTAGGACGTCGGCACGGGAATGCCGATGCGATGTGCCTTGGCGGCGAGCGTCGGATACATCTGCTGCGCCGTGGCCGGATCGGCTTCGGCAATAGCCGCGAACTGACCCGCCGTCTGCACCAGGTCATCGTGCGCGGCGGTGTCCATGCGGCCGAGTCCGGACTGCGCGTTCGTGGCGCCTTCGACGCCCGTCAGCTGGGCGATCTGCGCGAGCAATGCGGGACGCTGGTCCGGCGGTGCCTGCATGGCCTGCGCGTATAGCTGCGCGGCCTGCTGGCTGTTGCGGCGGTCGCGCTGCTGCTGGCCGAACTGCAACCCCTGCTGGTAGCCCGCCAGCAGGTTCGGCGTCTGGATCATCTGCGAAACGGGAAGGATCTCAGCCATTAGCCGCGACTCCCGTAGTACTGGCCGATCATGCCGACCAGCTGATTGCCGTAGTTGCCCCAGGCGTTCGCGCTGTTGGCGTAACTCGAGGCGCGCGCGTTCGCGCCGTTCATGGCGTTCTGGCCGATCTGGCTGGCCATGTTCGCGCCGAGTGCGCCGAGGTTCTGCGCCGTGTTCTGGCCGGTGTTCGACAGGCCCGCGAGGCGGTTGTAGTAGTTGCCGAAGTTCTGAGACGCGAGCCCCTGCCCGAGTTGCATCAGGTCGGCGGAATGGCCGCCGCTGAATAGCGAACCGCGCGACGCCGCGCTCCGGTCGGACAACTTCAAGCCCTGATCGAGCGCGTACTTGTAGTCGGGCGAGTTCTCGAAGCCGGACCAGTCGCCCTGCAGTGCGTTCTGCTGCTGCTGCAGCGCCCACTGCCCCTTTGCGAGCCAGTCCGCCTGATCGGCCCGCGACTGGTCGTACTCACGGCGCTGCTCATCGGTCGCGTACTGCGACGCTTCCGTCTGCGCCTTCGCGCCGGCCTTGCCGGCCTTCGATTGCTGGTTGGCGCTATACGCACCGACGACCGCAGCCGCCGCAATACCCCAAGGCATCGTTATGTCTCCTGCGGCAGCAAGCCGCGCGTTCGGAGCGTCCGCAGCACGTCGGCGTCGGGCGTCCAGGTTCTCGGGTGGGGTTGCACCTGCATGTCGCGCAGCAGGCGGTAGCGCACGGCGTCGAAGCGCACGTCAGGCAACAAAAAAGCCCACAAATCGCGGGCTTGTTCTTCGTTCCATAAATCGGTGAATCGCCATCGTCGGGCGGGGACTCGTGCGAGCTCCGGCGCCAGCAACCCAACCGCGCCGAGCCCCATGCGGGCCAGCGAAGCGTCGCAGTCGGCCGGGTCGCGCTCGATCACTGCGATGGGACAGGTCTGCGCGGTGAGCCACTTCGGCATCAGAAAGCCGCCGGTGCAGCTCACGCCGAACGTGCGCCCATCGCGCGGCCACTGCTCCGGCAGGAACCGGAACGGGTCGTGCAGGCACAGTGTCGTGTCGGTGGTCAGCCAGTTGGCGCACCACGTCGTGCCCGAGCGTGGCAGCCCGAGCACGATGAAGTCGACGTTCACTTGCAGCAGACGATCAGCGTGATGCGCGGCACGGGCGAGTCGTTGACCACCCAATGCGTCACGTCGTTTCGAAACTCGTACACGTCGCCCGTCAAAGGACGCAGCTCGGCACCTTCGAAGCAGAACGCCTGGTCTTCGTGGCCGCTGATCTGCACACCGATCTTGCGGTACGTCTCCGCATGCCAGCCGCGGTCGATGTGCGGCTCGACTCGCCCACCGGGCGGAATCCGCGTGACGAGCACACCGCCGAGCTCGTGTGCGCCGGCAAGTCGCTTCGCCTGGCGCGCCAGCTTCCACAGTGCCGGCACTTCCGCAATGACCGGATACCACACCGACTCATGCGGGCCATTGAACGCGACCGCATCGCCGGTGAAGTGTTCCCATGCGTTGTAGCGCACCCAAATATCGTCGACCTGCCGGTGCGCGTAGGCTTGCGTGCGCACCGTGTGCCGGTTCCAGACCTGCGGATTCGCGTCGAGCTGCTTCACCGCCTGAGCGACATCGAGGCGCCCGATAGGCCAGATCGGCGTCACGGGGCGATCTCGAGGATGGCGATTACGTCCACCGTGTCGGCGGTGTTGAAATACGGCTTGTACGTGCCGACGTCCATTTCCGTCAAGACGAACGCCTGCACCTGCGGGTTCGTCTCGTTGCTGGGCCACTGCCAGTAGGAGTGCGCGACCTTCGTCCAGGTGCCAACGGCAGTGACGTCAAACGTGAACGTCGCGGGCGGCACCGAGTCGCCGGGGCGGCTGGCGTCGAAGGCGAACGTGAATAGCTTGCTGTCTGGGTCGGTCTTGGCGAGCTGCGTGGTGTTGTAGCCGCCCGACGCCGACCCCGCAACCGAGCCGCGAATCCAGAACAGGACGGCGGCATAGCGCGCGGCCGAGCCACTACGGGTGACGGTCACCGTCGTTTCGCCTGCGTACGCCTTGTAGGCGATGGCCGCCTTGTACGTGCCTGCGTTGTAGACCGTCGTCCAGCCCGCCGGGAATGTGACCGTCTCGCCGCTGTTGGCGAGCTGCACGGCCATCACCAGCGTGTCGCCGGTCAGGACGGCCGCCGGCACCGACAAGACCATCGTCGAGGACTGCTGCACGGCCACTGCAGAGGCATAGTTCACCGGCCGGGCGCTCACGATGACGACATCGGCCAGTGGCGCACCATCGGCGCAATCGCTCGACGGCGTGATCGTGAAGCTGTGTGTGCCCTGCGACGCGAACGTCAGCGTGCCCGTCACATGCCCGGTGCTGTCGATCGACAGGCCCGGCGGGAAGTCGCCGCTGACGGTCAGCGTGACCACCTGACCCGGATAGGCCGGCGTGACCGTGTAGTGGTAGTCGATGACGTCGCCTTCCGTCGCATCCGGCAGCGCGCCGCTGATCGACGGGGCCAGCTCATCCGGCAGCAGACTTTCCGCGCCCCCCGTGCTCGCCACGACCTTGAAGCCCGCGACCGTCACCGGATTGCCGTCTGCATGCAGCACGCCGGTGCGGATGCGCCGCGGCATGATCTCGCAGCCCTCGTAGACGAACCCCCACTGCAGGCGGTAGAGCTTGCCGTTCTGGAAATCGCCGCCGTACCACTCGTTGTTCCACTTCACCAGCGTGTTGAGACGCCAGCGGTCGTGGCCGAAGGACTGGCGGCGGTGCCATTTGCCCGTGACGACGTCATAGCCCCACGTCTGCCCGTCGCCCCACGTCACGTAGTAGATGACGTGACCCTTATCCTCGTAGGTGAACGCAAACGCCTTGTTCGGGTTGAGGTCGCGCCAGGCGGCGGCAAGCACCGGCGTCCCGATCGGCACCGGCGTGTAGCCGTTGAGGCGATACGGCACCCGGTCGTCGCCGACGAAGAACACCGAATTGTCGAGGCGCCGAATCGTGTTGCCGTTGATGCAGCCGCGCTCGATGACCGAGCCGCGCTCGAGCTGAAACGCCGTGCCCGCCGCGTTGCTCAGCGGATCGTTAATCCACGGCTCGATCGTGCGAGCGCCGAACACCAGCACTTCATTGTGCGAGGCGACGAGGCCCTGAATCGGGTCGGGCGAGGTTTCGGCTTCGTAGCGGTCGAGCGTGTTGTAGCTCAGCGCGTCGACGAGATCCGAATGGAACCAGAAGCGCCGCAGCGGCTCGACGCCGACGATGTACTGATTCAGGAAGTCGCAGGCGATGAAGCCGGGGAACCCGGCGTCGGTGATCTGCGTGAACGTGTCGGCGTACGTGTCGTACACATAGCCGCTCGATCCGTTGCCGATGACCACCTGGTTGCCGCCGGTGATCTGGTTGTACGCCATCGACACGCGACCGGTGCCGGGAATCGTGCCGCGGCTGGTGGCCGTGCCGTCCGGCGCGACTTCGTACAGCGACGAGCCGGAAACGACGAACAGCGAGCCTTCCGCATTGATGGCGCCGCGGTGCGGGCCGGCGCCGATGTTGGCGAACACGTCGAGGCCGGGCGCGGTGCGGTACAGCACCCGCGAACGGGTGCCCGACTGCTGCGCCGGCAGCGGGATGTAGTTCTCGACGTCCTGCAGCGTCCAATCGCGCGTGAGGTCGCTATAGCCACCATCGGGCAGCGGGAAGTCGGACCAGTTGCCGGAATAGTCGGCCTGGATCGCCGCCGACAGCAGGTCCGCCGCGAACGGCGACGTGTCGCAAATCTCCCAAGTGCGCGCGGTCGCCTGCCCGAGCTGGCGTGTAACGAGCTCCTGCCCGAACGCGCCGACGCGCCCGGCGTTGAGGTCGCGGAATGCCGTCCAGTTGCCGGCGTCCTTCGTATAGCGGACCTGGATGACGTGGTCGGTCATCGGTCAGCCGTTTTTGAAGTTGTAGCCGCCACACCAGCCCTCGCCCCTCGGCAGGTCGGCGTAGCTGATGCGCGAATAGGTGTTGGCGATGACGTCGGCGCGCAGCGCGGCCAGCCCGTCGTTTGCCTGCTGCACGATGTTGGCGTCGAGCGGCACTTTGTAGCGGGGTTGCAGGTACAGCGCGAGGTTCGCTGCAATCGCGCCCTCGGCTTCGAAGGGGGCCGGCAGCGTGTCGGTCGGTGCGCTGACACTCGTCCAGCCCAGCGAGACGCCATCGGCTTCCCAGCGGGCGAGCATCTTGTTGAGCTCGCGGATGCCGTCCTGCATTTCCTGCGCGCTCACCGCTTCGGTCGCGTCTTGCACGCCGAGCAGCAGCAAGGCATCGCGGACGACGTCGGAAACCTGGGTCATGGCGACTCCGAAAAAGAGCGAGGGCCCCGAAGGGCCCCCGCAAGGCACTGCTGGTGGATCAGTTGTTGTGGTAGCGGCACGCGAGCTGCGGACGCAGCGTCTTGTAGCCGTACTGTACGTCGAGACGACACGGGAACTGGTCGTTGTTGATGTCGTATGCGCGGACGATGCGCATGCTGATGCCGTCCATGACTTCGCGCGCGGCGAAATCGACGCCCTTCGGCATGATCAGGTCGGCCGTCGCGAACGCGAACGCGCCCTTCTGGAACGCCAGGCCCGTCTGCACGGCGGCCGACAGTGTGCCAGCCCACACGACGGCCTTGCCCGCGCCAGCGCCGGAAATCACCACGTTCTGCAGCGCGCCCGTGGTGACCGGGGTCGGCGATACCGTGATGTTGCCCGCGCCACCGGCAAAGGCGGCCGTGACGACGAACTGCTGCAACTGGCCGGTCGAGACCTTCGTCTCCGGGTGGGCCGAGTACACGCCAGCGATGGTGAACACGTCACCGACGTTCGCCGCGCCCGTGCCGGTGGTGACGGCGATCAGGTTCGAGCCCGAGGTGATGCCGGTCGAGGTGTTCACGACGTAGGCGGTGTCCGCCGCGCCGCGGGTGTGGCTCGGCATCAGGGTGTTCTCGCCCCAATCGAAGCCAGCGGCCCGGCCGACCATGCCCTCGCGGTACTGCTTGGCGATCGACGCGTCGTCCTGGAACAGCGTCTTCGTGTCCTTGATGACGTCCGCCATGGCCTGCGGATCAAGCAGCATCGTGCGGTCGTTGGACGGGGCCAGCGAACGCTGCAGCAGCACGCGGCAGTCGAGCGCCTTGTTGTACGTCGCCGCGGAGCCGCCGTTCCACACGGACTGGTAGATGTCCTTGTAGACGTTCGACACGACGTCGCTCTCGATGGCCGCAGCCAGAACCGACATCGCCGGGTCGATGATGCGCTTGGAGAAGTCGTCCAGCGACAGCGTCAGGTCGTTGCTGGTGAAGTTCAGGTCGACGCCCTTGCGGGTGGCGAGCTGCAGGCTGACCGAGGACTCGGTGGTGTCCTGCGTCGACAGCGTCGCGCCGGTGCGGACGGTGTACTGGTTCGGCAGGCGGATCTTGAGCGTGTCGCCGATCTTGGCGCCGGACTGCGCGTACGAGTCGTCGTAGTCGCGGGTGATGTTGCCGACGAAATTCAGCTTCTGGTGGAGGATGCGCAGCGACTCGCGAGTCACTGCGGTCGGGGTAAGCAGCGTGTTGCTCATGGGTTATCCCTTTTTGGCCTTGAGTTGGGCCTCGCGCCACTCGCGCCACTGTTCGGTCGTCATGCGATCCGGGTCGACAGACGCGGGTGCACGACCACCGACCGTGGGCGCCGGCGGCGGGGCCTTCGTGATGGGTTTGTTCGGCGCAGGGGCCGCGGGCGCAGCGGGTTGCTGCGGGGCGGCCGGGGCGCTGCCGAGGCGCGCGGCGATCGTCTGCAACGCGAGATCCGCGTAATGCGGATTGGTGTTCGCGTAGGCGAGCAGATCGGCGGGGTTGTTGCCGAGGTGGTAGGCGATCGCCGGGCCGTTGGGGTGGCGGGCGATGGCTTCCTGCAATGCAGGATCGAAGCCGGGCATGGAGCCGACGACCATTTCGAAGTCGTCATGTTCTGCAGCGAAGTCCGCGGAACGCTGGGCCCAACCGGACCACGTTTCCTGCTGCCGCTGCTGCTGGGTACGCTGGTCGAGTAGCTCGGCGACGCGACGTTCTGCCTGCTTGTCGATCCACTGCGTGTCTGCCTGTTGCCAGGCGTTGAAGTCGTAGCCGTAGTCCTCAAGTGCGGGCCGGCGATCGGCCTGTTGCTGAGGGGTAGGCGACGCCTGCTGCTGCGTCCGCGGCTGGCTGCGGAACTCCTGCTCAGCCACGCGCCGACGCAGCTCGGCGTTTTCCTGCTTGATGCGCTCGATGTACTCGCGCGTGCGGTTCTTCTTGCGGCCTTCCTCTTCCTGGCGCTGCTGTTCGGCCTTGGCGGCTTCCTGCTGCTCCGGGGTGAGTTCGGTCTGCTGTTCGGTGCCCTGCGTGACCTGCTGCGGGGCATCGTTGGTGGCGGGCGCAACGGCGCCCGCACCGCTCTCGGCGGTGTTGGTGGTGTCGCTCATCGGTTCCTCGTGGGATTCGGCGAGACCGCGCCGATACGGGCCGGCTTAGAAGCCGGTGGGGCCTTGCGGTGCGCCGGGCAAAGAAAAAGCCCCTTGCGGGGCTTGGAAGTCCGGTGTCATCTGATCGGGTGGATAGAACTGCGGTGGCACAGCGCCCATCGCGTGGGCGTGCATCAGCTGCGCAGCCAGTGCGGCGTTGTCGAGCTGCTGGCCCTGCGCTTTCGCCTGGTTGAGCGCAGCGGCCGACTGCTTCTGTGCGGCGTCAGCAACGTCCTTCGGATTCGGCTGCTGCGGTTGCGGCGGCTGTTCGCCTTCCTTCGGCTCGAGCAAGCCCTGCCCGACCAGCACCTTGCGGAGCGCACTGTCGATCTCGTCCATGCCCGGCAAATCGCTGTTGTGCAGCGTGGCGTAGGCGAGCAGCGGGCCGACCGCAGGGAACGCGCCGCCGATCTGGCCGGCGAGCTGGGCAAACCCTTCGGCCGCCTCCATGCGTTGCGTGGCGTAGCTCGGACCGACCGTCACAGTGACGTCGTACTTGCCTTTGCGGATGTCGTTGAGGATGTGCGTCTGTCCCGTCTCGGGATCCTGCACCTCCTCATACAGCTGTTTCCACTTCGCGGCGCCGTCGTCGCCGAGGATGCGGACCACGCGCGGCGTGTCGTACACCCGCGGGATCATGTCCACGAGGATTTCGTACGTGTAGCGGATCGCGTAGGTGAGGTTGTCGATGTAGTTGAACGTCGCCGTCGCGCCCTGCTGTTTGCGCGAGTTGATGGCGAGTCCGGATGTCTCGTTCGAGCGGGCGCCCAGCGAGGCGTCGTAGATGCCCGTGGACGCCTTCATGTCGTCGGCGTCCATGCCGGCGAGCTGGATCAGGGCGACAGGCACCTCGGCCTGCTGCACGCGCTGCGGGATGGCGCCCTCCGGGGCGTTGTCGTCGATGAAGAGGACCGGGTAGTCCTCGGCGTTGGCGTTGTCCCACTGGCGCTTATGCTGGCCTAGCCACTTCGGCTTCGCGATGAACGGCGCCTTCGGTGACTTCGCCACCGCTTCGATGATGGCCGTGCGATGCACATTGTGGAGACGCTGCTGATCCTTGCCGAAACGCGCCGCGCCGCACCAGTAGTCCTCACCGTCGATGTTGGCGATGTTGCCCCAGGTGACGACGATCGGGATGTACTTGGACGGGAACTCGTATTCGTCCGTCAGCCACTCGTGGCCGTTGGTGATCCGCATGCAGACCTTGTGGGTCTTGACGGTGCGGCGGTTGACGATTTCCAGCCCAGCGGCGGCCAGCTCGTCTTCGGAAATGCCGAGCTCGTCGCTGTTGACGACGGAATCCCCATTCTGCGATCGCACCACCCACAGTTCGCGCGTGACTGGCTTCTTGTACCAGTACTCGGCAATGCGGACCTGGTCGCGGTCCTGCCAGTGCTGCTTGCAATGGGCGTCGCCCTCGAAGTCTTCGAGCTTGGCGTCGGGATAGTCGGCCTCGAACTGGCTGCGCGGGATCAATTCCTCGACGAACACGTAGCGCGCGTCGCGCCGGTCAATCTCCACCGCCGCCGGGTCGAACTTCACGCAGGCGAAGTTGCGGATTGGCTTGATGCGGATGTCTTGTTCGAGATCGTCGTCGTTCAGGTAGTCGGTGCAGATGCGCCACACGCCCATGCCGCCGAGCACGGCCGATTCAAAGGCGATGTCATAGGCGCGGTCGGCATTGCTGGTCGACTCGATGTTCCGGCACAAGCCCTGCATGAGCTCGGCCAGCCCGCGATCGGCTTCCTCGACGCCCCTGACCTTGCCCTGCGGCCGGGTCTGCCGCATCTCGTTGATGATCTGCTGCAGCTGCATGCGCAGCTTGGGGAACTCGTACGTGGGGCGACTCTTGCGACGCTGCTTGAGCGATTCGTCCCACTGGTTGCCGGGCACGCTGACGAACTTGATGTCCTCGCGCGCCTGGTCGTAGAGCGTCGCGCACGCCTCCACGGCCTTCGGGTACTGCTCGCGCATGACGTCGAGCAGCTTGTTGTCGGCGCGCTGCTCTTTCGTGTAGCCCATGGTCAGTAGTCCACCGCGTAATCGTAGAAGTCCGGCCCAATCGGCAGGCTCGGCGCGTGTGTCGCGTGGTCGATGGCGATCAGCCCGAAGCTATCGGCCGCATGGCTCGCCCAGTCGTGGTTCGGCCCGAGGCCAATGCCGCGCTCCTCGTCCCGCTTTTCGTGATACCAGCCCAGCGCATCGCGCCCGGCGCCGGTGGTGGCTTCGTTGAACCAGATGCTCGGGAATAGGCGACGTGCCGCTTCGATGCGGCGTGACGCCGCGCCGGCTCCCATGTTCGGAATCACGACGACCGTGTACCCCATGTCCTCGAAGGCGCTGCGGTAGGACACCGCATAGACCTTGTCCTGTTGCGCACCGTCGTGCGGCAGGACGATGGTCGTGCGCTCCGGCGTGTAGCCCTTCGAGCGCAGCCAGGCGGCGTGCGCTGCCATCGGCTGCCCGACCGCTTCGTAGTAGTCGACGATGCGGACCTGCTGGCCGACGAACTGATCCACCCACATCGTGAAGGCGTCGGCCTTGGCACCCGTGCCGCCGATGTCGCAATGCACCCGCAGCGTCAGCAGTGGATCGGCTGCAACGACCGAGATGCGGCCTTCCTGCTTCGCCTTCGTCAGATCGGTGGCGTAGTAGGCGCCAGTGATCGCCGTGGCAAACGCGCCCTCCCACACATGCGGGTAATCCGCCAGTGGGTCGGCGAGATCACGCTGCCGGTCGCGTTCCAGCTTCGCCGGAAATCGCGGGTTGTCGCGCCAGTTGAGCTCGACGACCTTCACCAGCGGGTCGGTGGACTGACGAAACCTGCGCTCCACTGCCGCGCTCTTGCGCTTCGGATTCCACGTCACCCACAGCTCGGCGTTCCAGCCCTCGCCTTCCTCACGCAGCGTCGGGATCAGGATCGACCACGCGCTGTCGGTGACGGGCTCGGCCTCGTCCACCCAGCAGAGCAGAATGCGGCCCTTCGATTTGATCGACTCGATGCTGCGATCCAAGCCAGCGAACGAGAACCACACACGCCGATCGCGGCTGCGAATGAATTTCTCGCCGACCTCGTAGTAGGCCGACAGGAACGGTTCGTCCTCGATCGCCCGCTT